CCTTCTGCTCCTGATGCTTTTGTATCTGGAATTATGGAAGGAAAGGAATGGGTTTGGGATGGTGGCATTCTGCGAGAGCAACTTGCAGAAACAACTCAAAAGAGAATTAACACTCTAGTTGATAGAAAAATACTTGAGGAGCATAAGGTACAATTGTTCCAAGATTTCCTGGCAAATCTTTAAATTATAAATAAATATAGATTATAACAAAAACTAATCAAAAATGTCCGTTGGTAGAAATTTACAAGAAATGGAAAACGTAGTAACCAAAGGAGCTGCACCTGCCGAACCAATGCACAATTCTGGCGTTGGTTACGAAGATTTGGGTGGTCCCACTCCAGAAAATTATCGCCCAGATGACGATTCAGCAGCACTTAAAACTCCTTCCGCAACTTTATCTCAAGTTAAAGATGTTGTCAATGCAAAAGCAATGAAAGCAGAAGAAACTGAGGTAGAGGAAGAAATCATCGAAGAAGAGACTGAAGAGGATGAAGTTCTTGAAGTCGATGAAGAAGAAGGTGAAGATGAATCTACTGAAGAAGTAGAAGAAGATTTTGATATTGAAGAGGATGTAAATGCTCTTCTTGCTGGTGAAGATCTCTCTGAAGAATTCCAGCAAAAAGCAAAAACTATCTTTGAGGCAGCAATTAAATCAAGAGTTGCTGAAATCAAAGAATCTCTTCAAGAGTCATATGCTACTGCTCTTGTAGAAGAGCTTGATGAAATCAAATCACAACTCACAGAAAGAATTGATTCTTATCTTGAGTATGTGGCTGACGAGTGGTTCCAAGAGAATGCACTTGCAGTTGAGCACGGTCTTAAGACTGAAATGACCGAATCATTCCTTCAAGGAATGAAGGGTCTTTTTGAAGATCATTATGTAACAATCCCTGAAGATAGATATGATGTAATCGAAAGCATGGTAGATAAACTTGATGAAATGGAAGGAAAACTCAACGAGCAAATTCAAAGAAATGTTGCTCTGAATAGAAGATTATCCGAGTCTGTTGCAGATGTAATTTTTGCAGATGTTGCTGAAGGTCTTGCACTTTCACAAAAAGACAAACTCGCTTCTCTTGCCGAAAATGTTGAGTTTGAGAGTGAAGCAGACTATCGTGAGAAACTGGCAACATTAAGGGAATCTTATTTCCCAATCAATGTCGGTGGTACTCAAAGAAGTATATCAGAGAATCTTTCAGAAGAAGTCTCATACGGTGAAACGATTACCGAATCGGTTTCTCCAATGATGACTGCTTACTTGGAGACTCTTTCTAGAGCTTCTAAAAAGTGATTTTTAGATGATAATCAAACAACAACAATTTTAAAAAGGTAAAAATCAAATGCAGATGTTCAATTCCGAATACCTGCAGGAAAAGTGGTCACCAATCCTCGACTATGATGGTCTTGATACAATCAAAGATTCACATCGTAGAGCCGTAACCGCAATCCTGCTCGAAAACCAAGAAAGAGAACTCCGTGAGGAAAGATCTTTCCTTTCAGAAGCTCCAACTGTTAACACTAATAGTGGATCTAGCGCAGGCTTCTCTGCTGGCGCTTCTAGTCCAGTTGCAGGTTTCGATCCTGTTCTGATCTCTCTGATCAGACGCGCAATGCCTAACTTGGTTGCTTATGACCTCGCTGGTGTTCAACCAATGAATGGTCCTACTGGACTTATCTTTGCGATGCGCTCACGCTATACCAATCAAACTGGTACTGAAGCATTCTTCAACGAACCCAATTCAGCGTTCTCCGGACAAGATAGCGGTCAAAATCTTACCAGTGGATTTACTGCAGGTAACGTTGGTCTGGGTACTACAAACCAGTCAGGAACCAATCCTGGTCTTCTGGATGCTACTTATCCTGCAACTGGCGATGCTGGCACCTACAACGTAGGTCAGGGTATGCGTACTGATGATGCAGAAAATCTGGGCGCTGGTTCTGGCGATCAGTTTAACGAAATGGCATTCTCAATTGAGAAAGTCACCGTTACTGCTAAATCACGCGCTCTGAAAGCTGAGTATTCACTCGAACTCGCACAAGACCTGAAGGCAATTCACGGTCTGAATGCAGAAGCCGAGCTTGCTAATCTTCTTTCAACAGAGATTCTTGCTGAAATCAACCGCGAAATCATTCGTACCATTTATAATGTTGCTGAGTCTGGTGCTCAAGCAAACGTTGCTACCGCAGGTACTTTTGACCTCGATGTTGACTCCAACGGTCGTTGGTCAGTTGAGAAGTTCAAGGGTCTTATCTTCCAAATCGAGCGCGATGCCAACGCAATCGCACAAAGAACTCGTAGAGGGAAGGGTAATATGATCCTCTGCTCCGCTGACGTTGCTTCGGCACTCACGATGGCAGGTGTTCTTGATTACACCCCAGCACTCAACGCTAATCTTAATGTTGATGATACTGGCAACACCTTCGCTGGTGTTCTGCAAGGTAAGTATCGCGTATATATCGATCCTTATTCGGCAAACGTTTCTGCCAACCAATACTATGTTGTTGGTTATAAGGGTTCTAGCCCTTATGATGCAGGGATCTTCTACTGCCCTTATGTTCCTCTCCAGATGGTTCGTGCCGTCGGTCAGGATACCTTCCAGCCCAAAATTGGCTTCAAGACCCGTTATGGTATTGTTGCTAACCCATTTGCTGAAGGTACTAATGTTGCCGCTGGCGCTCTCAACCGTAACGCAAACCGCTACTACAGAAGAGTGAAAGTAACCAACTTAATGTGATTTCGATTCACATATCTATCAAAGACCTCCGAAAGGGGGTCTTTTTTTTATCTAAATAAAAATAAAATAAGTAATAAAAATGAAACCATCACCAAAACAGTCGCAAGAAATTCATAAGAATTATGAAAGAGTTGTAGAGCATTTGATTAAAGAAGGTTATGCGGAAGATAAAGATTCTGCTGACACAATTATAAACGGTATGAGTGAATCTTGGTTCAATTTAATTATTCAAGAATGAAAACCTTTCAAAATTTTTGTGAGGATGGAAATATCCAAGAATTTTGGAATCCATTTGCAGCAAAACCAAGTCTGAAACCAGCAGCACCAAAACAAGAAGTTCTTGCATATAAGAACTATCAACCTGGGAAATTGGATAAATCATCTGGAAAATTCACTCCAGGAACACATACTGATGCAGAACAAAAAAGGTATGGTTGGAAACCAGTAAATGTAAGTTCTTATAGTCCAAAGGATACTCCTGGAGGAAGACCAACAGCAAGTGGCAAACCATTTGGATGGACTACCCCACCAAATGTTGCTGTCCCATATAAGTATAAGAGGGGAGAAGTTCCTAAAGGTGAAACGCCTGGCAAACCTTCAATACCATTTGGATCAAGAGTTGAATTGACTCAATCTCCACAAGGAACTGCTACTAAATCATCTAGTGCAGAAGTAACTGATACTGGAAACTTTGGTCCTGCAGGAGATTATAATAAAAAAACAGGTTTCGATTTATCTCCAACTGCAGTTAAAAATTTGACTGGTAGGGATATTCCTGCACAGCAATTTGGAAAACAAATGGTCTATGCAAAAGTAACACCTAAGAAGTAATAAAATGTCAAATTGTAACTTTGCGAATCAAATATCAAATAGGAATTTTTTATCAACAGTTGGATTTAAGTTCAGTTTGGCAAAATATCCCAAAATAGATTTTTTTTCAAATAGTGCTAGAATTCCAGAAATTTCTCTTGCAACTTCCACACAACCATCATACTTAAAAGATATTGATATTCCTGGTGAAAAATTAACATATGGAGATCTAACCTTAAGATTTCTTGTTGATGAGAATATGGAAAATTATATTGCAGTTTATGATTGGTTGACTGGTCTTGGTTTTCCAGAGACACCCGCGCAGTTTAAAAGTCTAACAACTAATGATGCAGGTCAAAGAGATGAAAAGGAAGCATTTAGTGATGGAACACTTCGCATCTTAAATAGCAATTTTAAAGAAGTTGCAAAGGTTAAATTTTTAGACTTATTCCCAACCTCCTTAAGTTCTCTTGATTTTGATGCAACACCAACTGACATTCAGTACTTTACAGCAGAGGCATCTTTCAAGTATACTGTATATACTCTCAATAGCTCAACTTAATGAATTTGGATGAAATACAGGAAATGTGGCAGAGAGATTCTGTTATAGATCCTGACAACTTACACGACGAGTCTTTAAAAATACCTCAACTACATTCCAAGTATTATACTCTTTATAATACAATTACTCTTCTTCGTGAAAGAGCAAGAGAATCTTATAATAGAGTTAAGTTAGAACGCTATAACTACTACTCTGGAAAGGCACCAGCAGAGGTCTACGAGCAGGATCCATTTCCCTATAAAGTAAGAGACAAAGAGGCACTACAGAGGCATATGGATGCCGATGAGAGGTTAAATAAAGTTGAGATGAAAATTAGATATTATGATGTGATGCTTAAATTTTTGGAAGAAATTATTAAGACAGTTTCTAATAGGAATTATTCTATCAAAAATGCAATTGATTGGCATCGCTTCCAATCTGGTTTTAATTGAGGCAGAAATGCCTCTTTTTTATTGCAAATAAATACTAATAACTGAAGTGATATTGTGTCGCATCTTGTTATTTCTAAAAAGAATGAAATATTTTTGCAAGTAAAAGCAGAACCTCATGTTTATTATGAATTGAGAGATACCTTTCAATTTGAGGTTCCTAATGCAAAATTCTCTCCTGCCTATAAGAATAAATGGTGGGATGGGTTTATATATTTGTTTAATGTAGATAAGCAGGAAATATATGTTGGTCTTTTAGATAAAATTATTCGTTTTTGTGAGGACCACGAATATACCTATGAGTTTCAGGATAATAAGTTTTATGGTCTTCCTTTTGAGGTAAATGAAGGCATCTCAAAAGAAGGTGTCAAAGACTATATGAATTCTATTTGTTCTTACTCTCCACGCGATTATCAAGTTGAGGGAGTATACGACGCTTTAAGACATAATAGAAAGTTGTTGATATCTCCAACTGCCTCTGGAAAGTCGTTGATGATATATGCGATTGTGAGATATTATGTTGAGAGGCAACAAAATATTCTTGTAGTTGTCCCAACGACTTCCCTAGTAGAACAACTCTATAAAGATTTTGCAGATTATGGGTGGGATGTTGGTTCATTTTGTCACAAGATTTATGCAGGAAAAGAAAGGGAAACAGATTCGCAAGTAATTATCACAACCTGGCAATCTATCTACAAACTTCCTCGTCAATATTTCTCAAGATTTAATGTGGTAGTTGGAGATGAGGCACACCAGTTTAAATCAAAGTCATTAATATCTATAATGACTAAACTTTCTGATGCCAAATATCGCTTTGGATTTACTGGAACGCTAGATGGAACTGAAACTCATAAGTGGGTATTAGAAGGTTTATTTGGTCCTTCTTATAAAATTGTTAATACTGATGAATTAATGCAAAAGGGTCATCTAGCCAAACTTGATATTAAAATTTTACTTCTTAAGCATAAACCACAAAGATTTGAAGTCTTTGAGGACGAAGTTCAATATATTATCAATCACAGTCAAAGAAATAACTTTATTAAAAATCTTACATTAGATTTAAAAGGAAACACTCTTGTTCTTTTTAATCGCGTAGAAAGCCACGGGCAACCATTATTTGAACTCATAAATAATAATACATCTGAAAATCGTAAGGTCTTTTTTATTCACGGTGGAGTGGATACTCAAGAACGCGAAGAAGTTAGGGCAATTACTGAAACTGAATCAAATGCAATTATCGTTGCATCTTATGGAACATTCAGTACTGGTATTAATATTAAAAATCTTCATAATGTAATTTTTGCTTCACCATCTAAATCCAGAATCAGGAATCTACAATCAATTGGTAGAGTTTTAAGAAAGGGTGATAACAAAATAAAGGCAACTCTATATGATATTGCCGATGATATTAGTTATAAATCCAGAAAGAATTATACACTCAATCATCTAGTAGAACGAATTAAAATTTATAACGAAGAAAACTTTAATTATGATATTGTAAATATACCGCTTAAAAACTAATGGGAGAAGATTTTTACGCAGCAATTAAACTAGTTACAGGAGAAGAAATATTCTCATTAGTCTGTGTCGATGAGAATGATGGGGATCCTATTATAGTTCTTCAAAATCCTGTCATTATGAAAGTTGTTACAAATCATATCGGACAGTATGTCAAGGTAAAACCATGGATGGAAATACCTTCTGATGATTTCTTTATCATTAAATATGACAAAATAATTACTATGACTGAAGTTAAAAAAAGTCAAATGGTGGAATTTTATGAAAGATATCTCAACGATAAAGATGTTGATATTGAAATTGATGGTAAGGTAAAAATATCTGATAAGATGGGATATGTATCGACAGTAGAAGATGCTCGTAAGAATTTAGAGAATATATTTAATATTGACTTTAAAGATCTTAAAGAAGGCTAAGCTACTTGTCTTCAAACCTAACAAAGGTATTATACTGATAAATTAGACTCTTGTCAAGTCCTCAAAGTATGGTATAATTGACATAACATAAAATTATATAAAAAGACAAATACTATGTCTAAAAAGAAGTCGGAACATTATGTAAATAATAAAGAATTGTTAGAATCGATGATTGTTTATCGATCAAAGGTTGAAGCATCTTTCTTAAAACTTAATGATAGAGAACCAACTAGACAAGAGAGAGGAAAATGCTGGGAGGGAAAACCAAGAATACCAAACTATCTTGGCGAATGTTTTTTGAAAATTGCAACACACTTATCATATAAACCAAACTTTGTGAATTATATGTTCCGTGAAGATATGATTTCTGACGGTATTGAAAATTGCGTTCAGTACATTCATAATTTTGA